CGAGTAATATTCAAATATTACTTTTTGACTATTAAAATCTATTTCTTCAGGTGTATCATTTTTTACAAGTGTTAATTTCATAAATTTATTTGTTGAATCATCTTTTTTAAGAAAAGTCCCAAATATGTAATTGTCATCAAATGAAAGTATTTCAATTCCATATTGATCATCACGTGATTTATATACCCCTGTTTTTGGAAATCTTTTTGAAAACATTTTTCGTAATATATCAGTATCACTATCACCATCTGCAAAAAGGGTACACTTTGGGACAGTTTTGAAAAAATAAATTGTCTTTTTTATTGTTTTCAACGACATAAATTTCACTCCTTATATTGACATAATATGATAATATATTATATAATTTTGTTAGGAGTGAAAAAACTGAATACTTTTTATTCCTACTTGACCGCTCATAGTGCCAGCTGTGAGCGGTCTTTTTTTATTTATTCTATTTAATCGGCAGACCATGGCTGTCGGTGTATGGGGCTGTGGCAACGGTTTGACATGGGATTATTCCAAATTATATTCCTGTTTGATTGCGTCAATTTTATTTTGCAAATCTTTTTTGCCTGATGAAGAAACACGGCGGACTCCTTCTTCAAGCTTTTCAATGGCTTTTTCGGGGTTGTTTTCTGCAAGATAGAGGTCGGCGTAGAATTCATAAACATCTGTTCGTGTAGGGTTAGCCTCCTGATAGCCGTCAATCAGCTGTTCAGCTTTTGAATAATTCTTGCTGTCAATTGCGGTATTTATATTGTTCACAAGATTTGCGTTGTGAACAAATGCAAAAACGACTATGGCAATTACAACAGGCACGCCGATGATTATGCCCAATTTTACCATTTTTTTGTTTTTTTCCTTTTTAATACGGATGAGTTCAGTTTGATAGTCACCGTAATTCATACCGCAGCTCGGACAAACATTTTCGTTGTATTCAAGCATATGACCGCACTTGCAACGCTTTTGCTTCATCTTGTTTATCTCGGTATTTATCTGAAAAATAACAGGGGTATATTTGTTGTTAATCTGAGCCGCCTCGGTTCTTCTTCTCTGCTCATTGGCAATTTTGAGAGCCTTGTCAAGCTCGTTTTGCTTACGGGTGTTGACTGCCCCTAAAATCCTGCTGAGGTAGCTTCTGTGCTCATCAGGAGAAAACGAGTACAAATCATCGAGCAATGAACTGTTAAATTCAATCTTGCCTGCCATAAAGCCGAAAAGGTTCATCTTGACAAGGTTTTCATTTGATGAATCGAGCTTGCAAATATCTTCGCTGTACTTATATGCCTTTGCATAATCGCCGTTATTTGCCGCATTGTTTACCAAATCTTCAAGTGCCTTTATTTTGTCATTTTTATCAATTCTGCGTTCGGTAATGAAATCCTTAATAAGAATTTGAGTGCCGCAATATTTGCAGTTGGTTTTCATCTCTGTAGAATTAACTTCAAGCTGACTGCCGCAATTCGGGCAGTTTAAGGTTATAAGTGAATTGTTTGCCATAGTTTTACCTCTCTGTCTTTCAAGTTGTTTGATTTCACTATTAGAAAGCGGTTTATTTAAATCTTCAAGCTCCGGAAAATGCACACCAAACGAGATAGCTCTGTCACAATGAGGACATCTACCAATGACAAGATCCTCGGGAATAGTCATCATAGAAGGGTATTTATCGGATGTACCGCTTATTGAATAAATTTTGCCGTTACCGTATTTTGAACAGTAATTGCAGCCTTTTGCAAACATCTGAAAGGTGTCGTTATTGTATTCCTTACAGCGCTTTAAGGTATAAGCCAAAGTGTTTTGTTCCTTACCCATTACAATCACCCTAATTCATATTGCATTAGCCTCAAGTTCGTTATAAACAACAGGCTCATAATCATAAAAGTGTTCTGATTTAATATGTTTCAATTCGTGCTTTGTTGCTTTTTGCTGAACAGCATGACTTAATAAAATATTTATGTAAACATTGAAATTACCGTCTGAATCCACAACAGTAACACCTTTTACAGTCAGCGGCAGTTCGATTCCTCTAATATAAATATCGCCCAATAATCATTCATCCTTTTGCAATGCCTCAATGATACGAACAGCTTTTTCAACATCTTCTTTTGTAGCACCTTTTGCAAGGCTGAACAGCATACGCATTTCACTTCTGTTTTTAAGTTCTTCAAGGTATTCCTGAAGTTCTATATCATCAGTAAGTTTTGATGTTGCGTGTTCTTCCGTCAGATCCGATTTAAGTATTCCAAAATAATCTGCAAGCATTTGCATTTTATCTACTCGTGGATACTTCTTTGCATTTGCCCAGTCTGAAACTGTTGAGGCTGTGATTTTTAAGTCTGAAACAATATCAGCCTGAGTTTTATTATTTATGGCAAGATAATAATTGAAATTTTTAGCGAATATCTTTTTGTTCATTTCACTGTTATCTGTCATATTGAACACCTACCTTTTATTTATCTAAATCATACACTAAAAGCGTAAAAAAATCAAGATATTTTTAAAAATATTTCGTTTTTAGCTTGACATTACGCTTTTAGCGTGATATTATTAGAGCTGTAAGGAGGTGACGAAATGCTCAACACCAAAGTTAATTATCCTAAAATCACACTTGCGGCGGCAAGAGTAAATGCAGGATATTCGCAGAAAGAAGCCGCTTCAAGACTTAAAATCAATGAAAGAACTCTTCAAAACTACGAAAGTGGTGCTAATGTTCCTGACTGGGATATGGTTCATAAAATCGGTGAACTTTACGATTTCCCGATTGACTTTATTTTTTTTGGCTCCGAATTACGCTTAAAGCGTGATAAAGCTAATAACTAAACCAACATCCACACAATCAATAATACCACAATCGCAGTCCCATTAAACGGACTTTGCCGAACAGCAGAAAACAGCGTAGGAATGGAGTGATATAGTGGAAATAACAGTAAAAGGTACATCAAAAGAAATTGCTGACCTTGTATTGCAAGTACAAAGTCAGCAAACAAAAGTAACATCAGTTAATATTTCCAATAGTAACGCCGATGATTTGGTCATAGAATACAACCATAAAAGGCATATGAGTAATTGTATTGGACGATGTTGACCTTATTTTTACATCTTTTAAGATTATGTAACCATCATTACCAACAATTACAGGTTCAGAACCTGTAGAAGAAATATTTTTAAAGTATTCTTCTTTAGTATTATCGCAAATCTTATAGAAAACACTGTACAAAGATTTTTCATCGTCTATTTCCTGCTCAGACGGCACTTTACCTGAAATGATTCCGGCAGAAGTTGTTAATATCAAGTTGTTTTCTTCTAAACCTTCAACTTCCGGGATACAAGACATAGCTATTATTAAACTTTTCTTAAGTGATGAATGATTCATATTAATTTCACCTCGCTTTCTGTATATAGTTAGTGAATTGGGGTTCACCACTAAATATAGTATAACACAAAAGGACTGTGAAATCAATGCACATCAATGAATTTGCTGAAATATTGCTCAAAAGCAGAAAACAGAAAGGTCTTTCACAAAGCGAGCTTGCTAAGGAATCAGGCTTTACTAAAAGAGCTATTCAGTATTGGGAGAAAGGAAAGAAGAACATTTCTCTTGAAAATGCCGACAGGCTCTTAACAGCTTTGGGTGTAGAAATCAAGATAGGTAAAACAGAAAGCAGGTGATAACAATGCAGATAACAGGCACACCCGATGAAATCGCAGAATTTATGAATCTGCTGAAAAGCGATTACAGAGGTGACTGCACAATCGAAAAAGATGTTAATTGAAATAAAGTAGGGAGGTGTTTATATGGACACAGTTCAGATGAACAAAAAAATCAAAGAAATTATGGATAGCAGTGATGTCTATCTGCTTTCTGAGGACGCCGCAAAGGCTATTGGAGTTGCTCCGCAAAACTTGCGTGAACAGGCAAAGGACGAACCCGAAAAATTGGGATTCAATGTAATTGTAGTCGGCACATCTATCCGTATTCCGAGAATACCGTTTCTCAATTATATTCTCGGTTCAAACCCGTTGAAAGGAGTGTAACAAATGTGGTTAAGAAACTACCCGACAAAAAGGAAACTGCTCAAAGATATTGAAAACCTCAGAGCAGAGAACAGACATCTCAGTATTGAGTTGAGAAACGCAAGAACGGACCTTGCACTCGAAAACACAACGGTCAAGCAGTTAAAGGCAGAGATTGACAGGCTGAAGGACGAAAAGCAGGAGGCAACCGACAAGAGCATTGACTATTGCCGACAGCTCAATAACGCTAAGAAAGACGCCGACTATTACAAACAGCAGGCGGACACTTCAAAAGAAAGCTATCGCAATATTGAAAATCAGCTTGCAGAGGAAAAGAACAAAAATTTTAAGCTGACAAATAAAGTTCAGGAGCTTGAAAACCGTCCTATCGAAGTTGCCGTTGCAGAGCCGAGCGACAATGAACGCAGACTCAATGAAACGATTAAGGCTTTGGAAAGGGAGAACATTAAGCATTATGACGAACTCGAAGAAGAGTATCGCAATAACGAAAAAATTGTCAGAAAACAGCTTGAGGACGAAAAACAGGAGGCTCTTCGCAAACAGAAAGAGGAGTATGAAGAAAGGCTGAAAAATGTTCAGACTGCCGACGGTTCATCAGATGACAAGGATGTCTTTAAGGCATATTTTTCAATTGCATATGACAGCTTTGTCCGTATGCTCGATTTCGCCAAGCAGTCACAGGACAAGGAATTTTTCAAAGGCAAGGTTGAACATTTAATAGAGGCACTTGCCACACAAAACATAAATCTTTAAGGGGGAGCAACAATGAAACTTTATGAGCTTACCGAGATGTACTCGGATTTATTTAATCAGTTTGACGCTATCAACGAATGGGAACCCGATACGAATGCAGACGGAATGCCGATTGATGATGACGGCAATATCATTGCCAATGTGGACGCATACCGCAACAAGATGTTGACAGCGTGGTTCGATACTCTCACGGGTATTGAGGGCGAATTTGACGAGAAAGCCGAGAGCATTGCAATCTACTACAAACAGCTTCTTGCCGAGGCTAAAATGCTTAAAACCGAAAAGGCGGCAATTGCAAAAAGACAGTCACAAAAAGAAAAACAGGCGGAGAGCCTTAAAACCTATCTGTTTAAGTCAATGCAGGCACTCGGCAGACAGAAGATTGATATGCCGAGAGCGGTTATGTCGCTTAAAAAGAACGCTCCGAGCCTTGTTGTTGATGATGAAATTTCATTTGTTGAGTGGGCGGAGGAGCACAACCTTGATCACCTCTTAAAGTACAGTATGCCCGAAGTAAAAAAGAATGATGTCAAGGCTCTCTGCAAAAAGGGCGAAGAAATCCCCTTCGTACATATGGAAGCCAAGCAGTCGTTAAGTATTAAGTGAGGTGTTATTTATGGGATTACCTATATTGGTTTTAGGATATTCAGGCAGCGGAAAATCTGCCTCTTTAAGAAATTTCAAAGCAAATGAACTTGCTCTTGTGAATGTAAATGGAAAATCACTTCCGTTCAGGACCAAATTCACTTCTTCAATCAATTCCGACAACTACATTGATATTGAGGACTTTATCAAAAAGCAGAAATGCAAGTCGATTGCAGTTGATGACGCACAGTATCTCATGGCTAACGAGTATATGAGAAGAGCCAAGGAAACAGGCTTTCAGAAGTTTACCGATATCGGTAAAAATTTTTGGGAGCTTGTAAAAGAGGTTGAAACTCTCCCGAATGACACGATTGTTTATTTTCTCAGCCATATTGAAACCGACGAAAACGGCAGACAGAAAGCTAAAACAATCGGCAAGTTGCTTGACGAAAAAATCTCGGTCGAGGGAATGTTTACCACGGTTTTAAAAACTGTTGTCGTTGACGGCAAGTATCTTTTTGCAACACAAACGGACGGTAACGATACCTGTAAAAGTCCGATAGGCTTGTTTGATTCAATGTACATATCAAATGACCTTAAAATTGTTGATGAAGCATTGAGAACATACTATTCAATGCAACCCGAACAGTATTGTGATGAGTGCAAAGCACCGATACTTTCGGACGGCAAACGCACCGTTAAACAGATCATTGACGGCACAACAAAAAATTACGGCAGACAGCTCTGTATGCAGTGTGTTGCAAAGCTGATAAAGCAGAAGAAACAGGAAAAGCAGAGAGAGGGTGCAGACAATGCAACTCCGACCGTATCAGAATGACCTTGTTGAACAGGTAAGACAGGCTTGGCGAGAGGGTTACAAAGCTCCTTGCATAGTTCTCGGTTGCGGTGGCGGAAAGTCCTGCATTGTCGCAGAAATTGCAAGACGAACAACTTGGAACGGGAAACGGGTGCTGTTCCTTGTTCACAGGAGAGAGCTTGTTGACCAAATATTCAGAACCTTTGTTCGCTGGGGTGTGCTTATGGATTTGTGCCAAATCGGTATGGTGCAGACCTTTACACGAAGATTGAAGAAACTGCCAAAACCCGCACTTATCATCACAGACGAAAATCATCACAGTCTTGCACAAAGCTACAAACGCATTTACGAACATTTTTCAGATGTTCCGAGGGTTGGCGTCACCGCAACACCTGTCCGATTAAACGGTGACGGTTTGGGCGATGTCAACGACAAGCTCATAATCGGGGTGAGTACAAAATGGCTCATTAAGCATAACTGCCTTGCCCCGTATGACTACTACGCTCCGAGTGTCGCCGACCTTACGGGTTTACACACCAAAATGGGCGAGTATGTCACCGCCGACATTGAAAAGGCAATGATAAAAAACACGGTATTCGGTGATGTTATCAAATATTACAAACAGCTTGCAGACGGTAAAAAAGCCGTCTGTTACTGTTCCTCGGTAAAGCACAGTCTTGCAACGGCGAAGGCTTTTTGTGACGCAGGTATATCCGCAAGGCATATTGACGGAGCAACTCCAAAGGCACAGAGAGAACAGATTATAGCCGATTTCAGGAACGGCAAAATTACAATTCTCTGCAATGTGGATTTGATTTCAGAGGGCTTTGATGTGCCTGACTGCGAATGCACGATTCTGCTCCGACCTACTCACAGCCTTACGCTTTACATTCAGCAGTCAATGCGATGTATGCGCTATAAGCCAAACAAAAGGGCTGTAATCATTGACCATGTGGGCAACTATGCAAGGCACGGAATGCCTGATGACGACCGAGAATGGACGCTTGAAAAACGCAAAAAGCTGAGTGTTAAAAAAATCGAAAAGGAGCAGGAGAAAAAGGTCAGACAATGTCCCGAATGTTTCTTTACATTTTCAGCACCGCCGGCAGGGCAGAAAGCTGTGTGTCCGCATTGCGGTTATGTTTTCCCGACAGCCGAAAGAACCGTTGAAACCGATACCACCGCAAAGCTCATTAAGGTTGAGGGATTCAAGCTTGATTTCAGCACACCCGACGATTGCCACAGCTATGCGGACTTGCTTGCATACGCAAAAAGCCACGGCTACAAAACAGGCTGGGCATATTTTCAGGCACGAAAGAGAGGTATGATAGCTTGACAGAAGAACACGCAATTCAGAACAAAATCCGTATTGCAATTGCACCGTACTGCGATATTTTCCGTATAAATGTAGGTGCAGGCTTTACAAAGGACGGCAGATATTTCAATACGGGAGTTCCGCCCGGATTTTCAGATTTGTTCGGTGTCAGAAAATCAGACGGAAGAGCAGTCTTTATCGAGGTTAAAACTCCCAAGGGCAGACCTACCGAAAAACAACAGAAATTTATACAGATGATGAAACTCAACGGTGCTGTTGCAGGAATATGCAGAAGTGCCGATGAGGCGATAGAGTTAATTACAAAGGAGTAAAATTATGGGATTTAAAGCAAATTGGAGCGAGGCGGCACAGGGCAGTTCAATCAAGCCTGAGGGTGATTATGAGTGCCTTATAGCAAAGGCAGAGGAGCGTGACTACACAAATTCAAAAGGCGAGAAAAAAACCTGCCTGAACATTTCGTTCATTATCCGAAACGATGTTGAGCAGGGGTACAAAAACGGACATATATTCCACACTTTGTGGAAACGCAGAGAGCCGACCGAGAACGATATGCAGGTAAACGGATACGGCTTTAATCAGGTTATGACTCTCGGCAAGGCGGCAGGACTTCCCGACGGCAAGGATTACGACAGCCTTGAACAGTTCCTTGAAGAACTCATTAAAAAGCCTGTTCGTGTAACGATTAAGCACGGCGAATGGAACGGCGAAAAAAGAGAAGAAGTCAGCTGGCTCAATCCGACTAAGTTTCCGACAGTAAAGCATACTTTTAAGCAGTCGCAGAGTTCAACGGCTCAGACCTATGCACAGCCACAGCAGAGTTATGCACCTGCACAGACAGCAAATCAGGGCTTTGTTGATATGCCGATTGACGATGATTTGCCGTTCTGATTTTAAAAAAATTCTTCGGGAATTGCATAAAGCAGTGCAATTTTCACCGTGTTTTTCCTTATATATGGAGGTGAAAAAATGGGCTTTACAAATTTAAACCCAAATAAAAATAAATATTTTGCAGTTCCCGAGGAATTGAAAGGTTACAAAAACTGGGTGTGCTGGCAGTCATATCCCGATCCGAAATCGCACAGCGGAATTTCAAAGAAACCGATAAATCCAAGAACGGGTGGCTTTGCAATGCCGAATAACTCGGACACTTGGTCGGACTTTGAAACAGCAGTCAGAGAATCTGCCAAATATTCGGGTATAGGCTTTATGTTCTCAAATTCACCGTTTTTCGGTGTTGACCTTGACGATATGCCGAATGACATTCAGGACTACCAAAACGGCGGAGCTGACAACATAATCAGCGAGTTTGTGAACACTTTGCAGAGCTACACCGAATTTTCGCAGAGCAAGACAGGCGTTCACATAATCTGCAAGGGAACTCTTCCCGAGGGCAGAAGAAAGGCGAAGAATGATTCGGGCGGTTTTGAAATGTACGAAAACGGCAGATTCTTCGTTGTGACAGGTGATTACTGCTCTGCATATGCGTACATAAACGATTGCACCGAAAGCATAAAGCCGCTGCATTCAAAGTATCTCGGCAAGGCAACAGAGCCACAGCCTAAGCTCCGTAACATTGAGGTTAATCCGAACACCGTTGACGATATTGTCAGAATCGCCTGCAATGCCAAGAACGGAAGTCTTTTCAAGGCTCTGTACAGCGGTGATTTTTCGGCTTACTCGTCACAGAGCGAGGCGGATATGGCTTTTTGCAATATGCTTGCGTTCTGGTGCGGTTGCGATACCGACAAAATGGATTCGATTTTCAGACAATCAGGATTGATGCGTGACAAGTGGGACAGAAAACAGTCGGGTACAACCTACGGCATTATAACCCTGCAAAAGGCTGTGTCGGGCTGTACGCAGACCTATAACCCAAAACAGCATAACGATTATTCAATTTCAATCGGTGAGGGCAAGGCTGTTCAAGCGGTTGACGAAGAAAAAATGCGTGCCTACACCTTTGACGATATGGGCAATGCCGACAGGTTCGTTGATTTATTCGGCGATAATGTAAGGTATTGTTACACTGAGAAAAAGTGGTATTACTACAATTCTATGAAGTGGTGTGTTGACAATATCGGGGTAGTTTTGCGAATGGCAGACAAAAGCGTTGAGGCTATGAAAGCCGAAGCAAGACTGTACTTGCAAGCTGATGAAGAGAACGGCGGAGATATGTCAAAAGCATTTGAAAAGCATATGAAAGCAAGCCGTTCCAACAAATCAAAAAAAGCAATGCTCAACGAGGTTGAACACCACATCCCCGTGCTTCCGGCACAAATGGATAAATACCGTATGGCATTAAACACCCCAAGCGGAATAATCAACCTTAAAAACGGCGAAATGAGGGCGCATAATCCCGAATATTATTTTACAAAGATTACTTCGGTTGACTGTTCCCAAACGGCAGAGTGTCCCCGTTGGCTTGCATTCCTTGACGATATTTTTGCAGGCGATAAGGAGCTTATTCGCTACATTCAAAAGGCGGTTGGTTACAGTCTGACAGGCTCAACAGCCGAGCAATGCGCATTCTTCCTTTACGGCACGGGACGAAACGGCAAGAGTACATTCATTGATGTTATCCGTGATGTATTCGGCGACTATGCCGCAAACATTCAGCCTGAAACAATTATGGTAAGAAACTCTCAGAGCAGTGCCATAAACAGCGACATTGCACGGTTAAAGGGCGCAAGGCTTGTCACCTCGGTTGAGCCGAACGAGGGCGTGCGAATTAATGAGGGACTTCTCAAACAGCTTACGGGTGACGATACCGTAACGGCAAGAAAGCTGTACAGCGAGGAATTTGAGTTCAAGCCCGAGTTTAAGCTGTGGATGGCGACAAACCATAAACCGATTATCAGAGGCACTGACACGGGCATATGGCGAAGAATACATATGATACCGTTCAATGTTCAGATTCCCGAGGATAAGGTTGATAAGAACCTTACACATAAGCTCAAAGCCGAAATGACCGCAATTTTCAAATGGTGTATCGACGGCTGTATTCTATGGCAGAGAGAGGGCTTAAAAATGCCGTCTGCCGTTCTTCAGAGCGTGAGAGAGTACAAGCGTGAAATGGATGTTATTTCCGCCTTTATCGAGGACAGATGTGTGTTAGAGGGTTCGGTTCAGGCAAGCACGCTCTATGCTGCCTATGCAAGCTGGGCGGGGGACAACAACGAATATTGTATGTCAAATACCAAATTCAGCACCGAACTTGCCAAACGATTTGAAAAGGTAAGAGGCAAAAACTATAACTTTTTCAACGGCATTTCACTTTCTAAAGATTGTTGAGGTGGAGGGTGGTGGAGGGTTTGACGGTTTTTCTAACCTTTCGTATAAGAAAAATAAACTAATATTATATATAGAAAGGGTTCTTTAAAATAGCCCCAAACCCTCCACTACCCTCCGAAAGAGGTAATATGAAAAAATATGATTTTAAAAATCCAGAGGTGTTTGAACAGCTTGAGGATAAAGCAATTGACGGTCAGCTTGATTACTCATCCTTTCCTCCGCCCGAATACAAATACTTTTCAAGGCTTGCAAAGGTCGGCTACAACAACCGTCATAAAGGCCGGGACATAAACATCTGCCTTGAATGGCAGGACAAGCTCAGAACGGAGTATAAGCGTGACAGAAACAACGCAGACGAATACCGTATGCTCTCACAAAGAATTATGGATAATGTAAAGAAAAGCGCCGACTTCGTCCGTAAGATGTATCAGTCCCAAACCAACGAGCAAACCGTAATCAATGCCCTCCAAGCCTTAGAATGCCTAACCAACGAAAACGGCTTAACCAAAAGAATAACCGAAAAATTAAAGGAGAATGATAGAAATGAAACTCAGACAGGAAATCAATAACACCCGTGATATGATTGACGGTGAACTCAATCGCATTATGGTCACAGATGATATAGAAGAGATAAGAGGGTTGACATATTATTTATTTTGTAACATAAATGATCTTATCTGCAAGAATCAACAAAGAATTGCCAAATCGTTGAGAGGTGAAGAAAATGAAAGATATTAAAAACATTACCGTTAATTACGATAACAATGAAAGCAAGACGATCACAAAGGGACTTGTTATTGATTTTGGTAAACTTGATAACGATGAGGGCGATGTTTGCTTTAATATGTGTAACATCAAAGGTAAGGATTTGCATTTGATTGTAACCGCTGTTGTTGCGTTGGCGCAGGAACTTGGTATGCTTGACGAGGAGGAGCGTGATACGGATTGACAGCAAGAGAGATTAAGGACATCAACCGAGAGATTTCACGGCTCAGGGCGAAAATGGCACGGATTCAGGCTGAGGCGGACAACACGGCGGTGACGCTGGGTGAACGAATTGTTCCGTCAGGTCAGACATCCGACAGGGTGGGCAATGCGGTGGTGCAGATTGCCGATATTCAGCGTGATATTCAGAACCTTGAAATCCGCAGGAACTCGGCTCTGAACAGCCTCTCACGGGATGATTTTGTGGAAAACTGCCTGTTTATGCACCTCGGCTTAAAATACAGCTGGGCGAAGATTGCAGTCGATACAGGCGGAATCAATACCCCCGACAACATAAGAATTATGTGCAACCGCCACCATTGGTAAAAGTTGTTCGGTTTTTCGGTTTCAGGGTGATATAATGTAAACTGAAGAAAGCAACAAAACGACATAGGCATTTATGTCCCCCTAAAAAAATCGCACAGACCGCTCTCATTTGAGGGCGGTTTTGTGTTAGTGTGAAAGGCGGTGATACCGTGAAAGACAAATTAAATGCAAGGCAGAGGAAGTTTGCGGAATATTATGCGCAGAGCGGTAACACCGTTCAGAGTGCGATACAGGCAGGATATTCAGAAAATTACGCAAACGCAAGAGCGTATGAATTGTTGGATAATGTTGGAGTTTCAAAATACATCAAGGAGCTTTCCGATAAGCTCAAGGACGAGCGCATTATGAGTGCAAAGGACAGACAGGTTGCTTTGTCCGACATTGCAAGGAATGACGGGCAGGACACCTCCGACAGAATCAGGGCGATTGACACGCTCAACAAGATGACGGGAGAATACACCGTTAAGGTTGACGCAAAGGTTGAGCAATCCGAAAAGCTCTCTGATGTGTTCAGACAGTTAGGCGGTGAGGGCTTGAGTGAGTAGCTTTCCTTTGTCGCAAAAATACATTGACTTTATCAACACAACAAATGTGTCGGCTGAATTTCTTGAAGGAACTACAGCGTCCGGCAAAACTACCGTCGGAGCAGGCGTTAAGTTTATGCGAATGGTGTCGCAGTCACCGAAGAAGCTTCACGCAATTGCCGCCAAGACAACTGGTAAAGCCGAAGAAACCATTATTCAGCAGGATAACGGTATTCTCGACCTGCACCGTAACGCAGTTTACTGTGGCAACGGCGACAAGGATTACAAGTTGCCGCATATCAAGTTTGAGGACAAAATTATCTATATTCTCGGTTACAGCAGTCGGGATAAGTGGGAAATGGTTCTCGGTGCGCAGTTTGGGTGCGTTTATATTGACGAAATCCCCCCCGCCGATATCGAGTTTATCCGAGAGATGTCAACCCGTAATGACTATATGCTTGCGACGCTGAATCCCGATGATCCGAGCCTGCCTGTGTATAAGGAGTTTGTCAACCGCTCCCGTCCTTTTAAAAAATATGAAAACGATGTTCCTCCCGAGATTACGGCGGAGCTTACCGAAGAACCTGTACCGAATTGGCGGTATTGGTTCTTTTCTTTTGCCGACAATTTAAGTCTTACATCCGAACAGATTGAAAAGAAAAAGAACTCTGCACCGAAAGGTACAAAGCTCTATAAAAATAAAATCTTAGGTTTGCGAGGCAGAGCAACAGGTCTTGTGTTCCCGAATTTTGAGAGGGCAAGACATATCAAATCAAAAGAGTGGGCAGGAAAGTTTTTGAACTGTAACCGCAAGTCGGAACACTTTGTTCAGTTCACCGCAGGTCTTGATACCGCCTATTCGCAGAAGTCGCCTGACACTATCGCAATGACATTTTACGGCATTACCAATCACGGTAAGTGTGTTCAGCTTGATGAAAGAGTTTACAACAATGCCGAAATGCAAACACCTATTGCCCCGAGTGACACGGTGAAGAATTTTATTGATTTTCTTGACCGCAACCGTGATGAATGGGGCTTTGCACGCACGGCTTTTATTGACAGCGCCGACCAAGCGACTATTACCGAATTTCAAAAGTATAAGCGACAGCACGGCTGTGTCTATGACTTTGCAAATGCATGGAAGAAAACGAAGATTATCGACCGAATCAATCTTGTACTCGGCTGGCTTGCCACCGACTGTTATTTTGTGCTTGAACATTGTAAAAGCACGATTGCCGAGTTTGAAATTTACAGCTGGCGAGAGGATAAAGACAACACACCCGAGGACGGTCACGACCATTGCATTAACAGCGGTCAATATGCGTGGCTGCCGTTTAAAAATATTATTGGAAGTGAAATAAATGGGGCTGATTAACAGAATGGCTGAATCTATCAGATCGGGAATTAAAAACTTTTTGCAGATTACTCCTGCAAGCGACAAAACAATTACCGTTACCGAAACAAGCGATCATCTGACCGAGTGCTTTATCAATCGCATTTGGTATTGGGGCAACAGCAGACAGCTTGCGGAGCTGTACAGGCAGATTGATACAAACAAAACTATGTTTTGGGCGGCAAAAAGCACAAAGGGGCTTGAAATCCGTAAAATACACACGGGCTTGCCGGCACTCATCTGCGAAACACTTGTGAATATCGTAATTGCCGACTACAACGGCACAGATGTTACAAGTAAAAATTCAACCGCTTATGCAGAGCGTTGGGAAGATATTGAAAAGCAGAACAAATTGTCCGACACGGTTAAGCAAATGCTCCGTGACCTATGTGTTGTCGGTGACGGTGCTTTTAAGGTCAGCTTTGACACGGCTGTATCAGATGTTCCGATTGTTGAATGGTATCCTGCCGAAAACATCGACTTTACATATGTGCGTGGCAGAATCCGAGAGGTTAAGTTTTACACCGATTACACGCAAAAACACCGCCGTTACCGTTTTGAAGAAACATACGGTTACGGCTATATTCACTATGCTTTGTATGATGACAACGGCAAAGAGATTGACCTGCACACGGTTGACGCTCTTTCGTGGATTGATTCAAAGGGCGTTACATTTGACGAATCATATATGTGGGCTGTACCTGTCCTTTACGGCAAATCGTGCCACAAGGGCAGAGGTGCGGGCATTATCGGCATAAAAACAGACGCTTTCGACAGCCTTGATGAAGTGTGGTCACAGTGGATGGACGCACTCAGAGCCTGCCGAACAAAGCAGTATGTGCCTGATTGCCTTGTTCCGAGAAATCCCGAAACCTGTCAGCCGATATCGCCAAATCCGTTTGACAACCGATTTATCACCGTGGGCAACGATATGTCTGAAAACGGCAACGGCAACAGGATTTACACCGAAAGTCCGCAGATTCAGCACGAAAGCTATTTGAGTTCATACATTACTGCCCTCGACCTCTGCTTACAGGGCATTATATCGCCGTCAACTCTCGGCATTGATACGAAGAAGCTTGATAATGCAGACGCTCAGCGTGAAAAGGAAAAGACAACCCTTTACACAAGGCAGAACCTTGTGAAAATTACGCAGAACGCACTTCAAAGCCTTGTAGCAGTTGTACTCAATGCAGACGGTGAACTTAACGGCAAGGGTATTGTTGAGGGCTTGGAAGTATCCGTAAACTTCGGCGAATATGCAAATCCGAGCTTTGAAAGTCAGGTTGAAACCGTGTCAAAAGCAAGACAGGGCGGTTTGATGTCAGTTAAAACCTCGGTTGATGAGCTTTACGGCGACAGCAAGTCGGAGGATTGGAAAGCCGAAGAGGTGCAGAGAATTAAGGAAGAGCAGGGCATTGCAGGCGAAGAAGAAAAGTCGGAGCTTAACGATGTGGACCTTACCGACACAGAAGAACCTGACAATAACGCAGATGATGAAGAAAATACGGAAAATAATGCAGAAAAAACCGAAAGCAATCCCGAACAGAACGATACACAGGTAAACAATGAGTGATTACAATATCAGAGAAGCCTTTGAAAAAATCGAAGATGAACTGATTGACAGCATGATGAGAAATTTCAGCCGTCACAGAGCCGAAGAAACCAAAGAGGGTTACAACTGGACACAATGGCAGGCTGAACAGCTCAAAAGTCTTGAAGAGTACCGTAAGCACAACGCAAAGAAATTTGGCAAGCGTTTCAAAACCATTAACGGCAAGGTTGAAGAGATGATTCGCACCGCCAAAGCTGACGGAAATGCAAGTCAGGAGGCAGAAATTCTTGAAGCTGTCAAGGACGGTTTCAAAGCCCCGAAAAAGCCGTCAGGACACAGCACAGCCGAGTTTTTTAAGGTGAATGACCGTAAACTTGACGCACTCATAAAATCGACCACAGACGATTTAAAGAGGGCAGAAACGGCAGTTTTGCGTATGAGCAACGACAAGTACCGCAAGGCGATTTTTAACGCACAGGTTGCAATGAACACGGGTGCGGTTACATACGAAAAAGCCGTTGATATCGCCTGCAAAGATATGCTCAACGCAGGTCTTAATTGTGTGGAATACAAAAACGGTGCAAGGCATACGCTCTCGGATTATGCGGATATGGCGGTTAAAACAGCCAACAAAAGAGCCTATCTGCGTGGTGAGGGCGAAAAGCGAGCCGAATGGGGAGTATCCCTCGTTGTTGTGAACTCAAGACAGGGCGGTTGCCCCGATTGTGCAAAATATATCGGCAAGGTGTTTATTGACGATGTTTATTCAAACGGCAAAAAGTCAGACGGAAACTATCCGCTTCTCTCAACCGCAATCAAGAACGGTTTGTTTCATCCGAGATGTAAGGACAGCACAAGTACATATTATCCCGAACTTGATGATTTGGACGCACCGTTGTCTAAAGATGAAATCAAAGAGCTTGACCGTCAGCGAGGAATTGAGGAAAAACAGCAGTATGCACAGCGACAGGCAGAACGCTTTGACCGCCGTGCCGAATACAGTCTTGACGAGGATAATAAACGCATTGCCCAAACCCGAGCCGATGAGTGGCACGATAGGGCGAATACGCTTGAAGAAAAGGCAAAACAATTCTCACTAAACACCAATGAACAGAAATATTACAGACCTGTTTTTGAAGAAGATATATCAAAAACTTTTGAACGCAAAATTGAGGGCGAAACAATTACAATTGATACCCACAAGGCAAATACATTGTGTGATAATGTTTATATTTCAGATAAGGTAAAGCTAAAACGAAAAGAACTTCATAATTTTGATATGCAAGTGAGAAAAGCGTTTGATATGCTCGGAGAGGTTGAAACAAGCGGAAAGCCTGAAATTTGTATTGTCACTCCCGAAGAAATGCGAGTAAATGCTATTGCTTCATATATGCCAATGCAGAATGTTCTAAATGTCAATTCAGCATACTTTTCAACAAGTGATTTGTCAGGCTTACAAGAAAACTTGGCTTGTCCGCAAGACAGATTGAGTACAATTCTGCACGAACTGATTCATTGGCAAGACGCTAAAAATTACAGAGCAAAATTCGGAAGTATTAACGATTATTTTGAATATTGCGATTACCTTAATAAAATTTATGCTCCAAAGGTTGAAAAATTGATAAATAACGGTTATAATATAGAGGATATAAGTGAGTATGCTTTTGAATGCTTAAAAGATAAAGCTATGGATGAAGTGTATAACGAGTACAGAGTCAGCAAACTTTTAGGGCGATGATAGTATGAGATTGATACAAACTGAAGAACAAAAATCTCTATGGAATGCGTTTAAGCCGTACCTTGTAACAAATGGTTTAAATGTCACTTTGCGTGAAGATGCTCCACAAGAAGCTAAAGATGCTGAAGCACTTTACAGTAAGCTTAGAGAGAAACAAAAAATGCAATATCTAAAAGATAGTGGCATAATCTAACCGCTCCGTAAAAAGGGCGGTTTTGTTATATGCAATTCACAAAAACAGCATAAAATTACGAATTGAGCATTTTATAATCGACAGCAATGTTGATTATAGGGTGCTTTTTGCATTTAAACCCGTCGATTTCGACCGGTTTAGAAAGGTGGTGACAGAATGAAAATCAGAGTAACAACAGCATTTAACGACAGGCAGAACGGCTATGTAACCCGACATGTGAATGAAGTTTTTGAATGCTCCGAGCAGAGAGCAAAGGAACTCATTGACGGTGGTTTTGCAGAAGAGGTCAAGCCTGACGCTCCCAAAAAGCCGAGAGCCAAAGCAGTTAAAACAGAAAAAACAGAAAAAGCGGATTAAGCACTTTACGAATATGTAAGGTGCTTTTTTATTGTCCGAAGACATTAAACTACGGGAGACACCGTGCAAAACTGAAACAGAGAGACACTCTATGAACTGATTACGGGAGACACCCGAAAAACTGAAAGGATATGAAAAAAATGGCAGAACCAAATCCAACACCAACCCCCAATGAACCGACACCTGCACCGCAGGGAACACCGCAGGGAAACGCTCCTGCCTTTGATTACGACAAGCTCGCAAGCCTTATTACAGGCAAACAAAGCGTGACAGAGGACACCGTGTTGAAGTCTTATTTTAAGGAGCAGGGATTGTCAGCCGATGAGATGAAAGAGGCTATCGGTGCTTTTAAAAAGCAGAAAGCCAAGAACACTCCCGACTTTGCAAAAATGCAGTCGGAAGTTGAATCTGCAAACAACGCAAAGCTTATGGCAGAAGTCAACCAGTCGGCAACCCTCGAAGCCGTAAAACAGGGCGTTGACATTGCAACCGTTCCGTATGTGCTTAAAATTGCAGACTTTTCAAAGGCTGTGACAGACGGCAAGGTCAATGCGGAAAAGCTGACAGAGGCTGTTAAAAAGGTGCTTGACGATATCCCCGCACTCAAGGGCAAACCTGCCGAGAACGGCACAGGAGTTAAGAAAATCGGCGGTGACGGCAACGGTACATCGGATGGTACAAAACCAAAGGCAAATGTTCCTACCAAAAAATGGAACAGATTTAATATTTAACCAAAGAAAGGATTGAAAAAATCATGGCAAACACAAATAACTATGCCGAGCAGTTCAGCCCTGATCTGCTCGAAATTCTTGTTCAGGGCACACTTACATCACCATTCATCACTTCAAATGTAAAGTGGGTTGGCGCAAGAACTTTCCACTTCACACAGATGAGCACATCAGGCTTTAAGAACCACAATCGCAACGGCGGTTGGAACAAAGGCAAATATACACAGACAGATGTTCCTTTCACTTGCGAGCACGACCGTGACATTGAGTTCCTTGTGGATAAGGCAGATGTTGACGAAACTAACGCAACCGCAAAGGTTGAGAATATTTCAAAGGTGTTTGAGCAGACACAGGTTGCTCCCGAAACCGACGCACTTTTCTTCTCAAAGGTTGCCGCAAAGGCACAGGCAACAGACGGCTACCATTCTTCAACAAAGACATCGGAGTGGACTAAGGAGAACGCTTATTCAAAGCTCAAAACAATTCTTTCTGCCGGCAAGCTCCGCAGATACAAGGCAAGAGGCACACTTGTTGCCTATGTGACATCTCACATTATGGACTGTCTTGAACAGTCAACAGAGTTCACTCGTAAGATTGAGCTTACACAGATTGCAGAGGGCGGTATCGGCATTGAAACAAGAGTGACCGAGATTGACGGTTGCCCTATCATCGAGGTTATTGACGATGAGCGTTTCTATGATAACTTCAACTTTAACCCCGATGACGGCGGTTTTGAGCCTGCAACAGGCGCTCACAAAATCAATGTTCTTGTTGCCTGCGGTGAAACCTGCAAGACTGTTCCGAAGATTTCAAGCATTTACTTCTTTGCTCCCGGCTCACACACAGAGGGTGACGGCTGGCTCTATCAGAACCGTTCACTTTCCGACACATTCGTATTCCCGAACGGCAAGGACGGCAAAATTGACAGCATTTATGCCGATGTTGACACAACGGCGGTTGCGTAATGTATGCCGATTACATTGAACATCAGGGTGGAGATGAAAACAGTATTATCTCTGCCGAACACATTGATGTTCTGACTTTTAACCGCATTGATTTTGAAAAACTTTCGGAAATGCAGAAGAGAATCATCGGCAGAGTGCATAGCAGACTTACTGCTTTTGAAGAAGAAAATGCCGATATGATTTCTTCCTACCTGAAAAGCTATTCAATCAACGGCACATCAATGGAATTTGGTGCAAGCTGGAATTTAATGTGCATCAGCGGAGTGGCAATTCCTGCCGACCTCTATGCGTTGCTAAAATCAACGGGACTTTGTTATCCTGCAATCTGAAAGGTGTGTGAAAACCGTGAAATTTCCGTCACTTGTAAAAAAGCAGTTCTGCAAAACTCCTGTCGAGGTCACAATCTACGGTGAGGGTGTTACCGAAGACGGAGCACCCCTGACCGTGTTTGAATGCAAAAATCTGTATCCCTCCGACAGCTTGTACCCGTCAGCAACCCTGCACGGTGGCTCTGCCTTGTGTAATATGCAGTCAAAGGCAAAGACGGTCTATACCAAAGAGCAGAAAATTGTTCAGGTGTCGGCTGTCTTGCTTTTTGACGGCGACATTGCTCCCGACAGCCCCACTTTAAGCGGTGGCTTTGTAATCCTTGACGGCGTAAAACGAAACATCGTACAGGGTACAAAACACCGCAACCCCGACGGCAAAGTTAATTTTACGGAATTGGATGTGATTTAATGGGATTTTCGGTATCATCAAAAATCAAACTCAATATGCCTGTTGTAAAACAGCTTGATAGGGCAAAGCAACAGGCTCTTGAACAGACAGGTGACGCACTTCTTAAACAGGTGAAAAACACGCAGGTAATGCCGTTTGATACGGGTAATCTTCAGAACGAAAATACCTTTGAAGATTGTGCGCAGAGTTGGAACGGCACGGTTAAAATCGTGTCAAGCACTCCGTATGCAAGGCGGTTGTATTTTCATCCCGAGTATAATTTCAGCCGTAAGGAAAACATTGCCGCCGGCGGTAAATGGTTTGCACCGTGGCTTGAAGGCGGTACAAGACATAATTTTTGCAGTCGGGCATTTGCAAGATTATACAGAAAGGAAGCAGGACTTTGATTTACTTATCGGACATCAGAGATTGGCTCAAAAGCGTTACCTCAGCCGAGCATTACTACATCGGTAAACTCGACAATAAGCAGGACAGGTCAATCGGTGTGTATTCATTAAAGCAGTCGGGAACACCCACAAGGGCAATCGGCGGTGAAAGTACCTACGATACAATAAGCGTGTCTTTGCTTATCCATTACACCGACAACGCAAGAGAAACCGAGGAGTTTGCACGCAGACTTTACGAAACGCTTTACGACATTAAAAATGTTGAAATTAAGGAACACAAAATCTATATAATCGAACTGCTCACGGAAGAACCCGTTGATGTGGGAACAGACGACAAGGGTGTGTATGAGCAGGTCATTGAAGTTAAATTTTATTACGAAAGGAAGTAATTTTATGGCAAAAGTTGAATCGGGAGTATTCCCATGCTATGAAAATCAGTTTGCGGTTGGCAAGGCAGGAACAGAATCCGCCACGACAAATATTGCTAACTGCGAAGAATTTTCTGTTGCATTTGACAACGGTGTCGAGGAATGGACAGCCTTTGAAAACGAGGGCTGGAAGTCAAGGCTTATGACAGCAAAGTCAATCACAATTTCGGTAAAGGGCAAGCGTACAATCGGTGACGCAGGCAATGACCAGATTGCCGCCCTTGCATTTGAAAACGGCAGAAAGGCAGAAGTTTCGTTTATGTGGACCTTCCCCAACGGTGCAACCGTCCTCTTTAAAAATGCAGTTGTATCCGTTACATCAAACGGTGCAGGCGCAAGTACGGGTGTTGCTCCGCTTGAATTTGAAGTTATGTCAAATGGCAAGCCGGTATATACAGCAGCCGCTTAAAAAACGAAAGGAATGAACGATTATGTCAAAGTTAATTGATATTACAGACAAGCTTAATTTTGAGGAAAAGCCGAGTGTCAGAGTTAAAAATGTTGACCTTGCAATCAACAATGACGCAGTTTCAATGCTCAAAGTTGCGGCACTTTTTGAGGACGGCAACGGTAAAAGTAAAGATGTTATCGAAATGTATCATCTTCTTTTTGATGAATCCGAGAGAGAAAAGATTGAAAAGTTAAAGCTGAATATGCACGATTTCAACGCCCTTATCAGCGAATCTGCCAAAATTGCAACAGGCGATTTGACTGACGAGGGGGAAGTTCAGACCCCGGCTACGACCTGATTGATGACTTTGATTTAATCGTGTCGAGCTTTCGCTCGGAGTACGGGGTCAGCATTTATTCAAAGGATTTTGTAAAAATGAGTTGGAATGAGTTCTGCTCACTTCTGCAAGGCTTAGGACCCGAAACACCGCTTGCAAGAACGGTTCAAATTCGCCTCGAAACCGACAAAGAGGTTTTGAAAAACTTTACTTCGTCACAGCATAAAATCCGCAACAAATGGCGGTCAAGAAATGTAAAGCACTATTCAGACGAAGATATGAACACCGTTCTTGCAGAATTTCAAAACTTTTTTGCAAGCCTGTAAACAAAAAGCCACTCCAAACGGGGCGGCTATTCTTTTGCAAAATTTTATTAGCGTACATCATAACGGTGTGCGCTGTTTTTATGCCTGTTTTTAAAGAATCTAAAATGAAAGGAAGTGGTGAATATGGCGACAAAGGCGGGTGAAATTGAGCTTGATGTCAGGCTTACGGGTGATGATATTTCCAAAACATTGCATAAGATTTCCGATTCAATTACAAAAAAGTTTGATTCGGCATTTTCAAGTCTTTCAAAAGATTTTGAAAATGTAAGCACGGATATGAAACAGTCCTTTTCAAAGGTTTCGGAGGGCGTTTCTCAGAAAACCGAGAAAGAGTTTTCAAATATCAAAGGCAGCGGTGAGCAGTTAAGCAATTCGGTTTCATCTTCGTTTAAGAAAATCGGTACGGCTGTGGTTGCCGCCTTTTCCGTTGCTAAAATCAAGGAGTTCGGTCAGCAGTGCATTGAATCGGCTGCGGAAGTCAATGCGGCAAATTCGCAGTTTGAGCAGACATTCGGCACAATGCAGTCGCAGGCAGAATCAGCCATTCAGAGCGTTGCCAATCAGAGCGGTATTCTTGAAACCCGATTGCAGGGCGTCGGCACAAGCATTTATGCCTTTGCAAAAACTACGAGTATGGACAGTTCAAGTGCTTTGGGAATGATGCAGGAGGCTTTACAGGTAACAGCCGACAGTGCCGCATATTACGACCGTTCGCTTGAAGACACCGCAGAAAGCCTGAAATCATTCCTCAAAGGTAACTTTGAAAATGACGCCGCACTCGGTTTGTCCTGTACTGAAACCACACGAAATGCGGCGGCTAATAAGCTGTATGGCAAGTCATTTATGGATTTGTCGGAATCGCAGAAACAGCTCACGCTTTTGCAAATGGTCAAGGACGCCAATCAGCTTTCGGGTGCTATGGGACAGGCAAGCCGTGAAGCAGACGGTTGGGAGAATGTAACGGGCAACCTCAGAGAAAGTTGGAAACAGCTCCTTGCCGTAGTCGGTCAGCCTATTCTTCAGGTGGCAACTCAGGTTGTAAAGCGGTTGAGTTCCGCACTTGCGACTTTAACGGAATATGCCAAAGGTGCGGTTGAATCGCTTTCAAAGGTCTTCGGCTGGGATACAGGCAACAACACCGCAAGCAATATCAAATCTGCGTCCGATTCTGCCAAAAGCCTTACGGATACGGCAGATGACAGTTCAAAGTCACTTGATAATGTTCAGAAAAGTTCCGAAAAAGCAAAGAGAAGTGTTGCGGGCTTTGATAAGCTGAATGTGCTTTCAAGTACCGATAGTTCTTCAAAGTCAGATACATCTTCATCAAAAAGCTCATCAGGCGGTTCATCGGGCGGAGCTGTTGCAAAGAATGTTGTCAAGGACACAAGCAAAAACCTTTCGGGGGCATTCAAAAATCTATACGAAAAAAGCGGATTCAAAGGCTTTGTCGAGAATGTACAGAAAGGTATTAACAAGGTTGATTGGTCAGCTATAGGCAAGAACTGCAAGACCGTTTTTAATAATGCTGTTCCCATAGTTCAAAAGGCATTCGGCACAATGCAAAAGGTCGGTTCTGCAAAACTCGGGGCAATCGGTTCTGCATTCGGAGCGGTTGCGACAATCGGCGGAAAGTCGTTTCAGACCATTTCAGGCGGTGTTGCTAAGTGGATCTCAAAAGACAGGGAAAAGATTATCGGCTTTATCGATACCATAGGCAACAATCTTACAAACGGCTATAACAACCTTTCAACCTTTTTTGATAATTTCGGTACACTTGCAGGGAATGCAATTGACAATGTTCGCCCTCAAATGGAAGAATCAATTTCCAATCTTTTAAGCGGTCTTACAACCTTTGCGGGTTCAGTCGGCGAAGTTGTTTCGGGTGCGTTTTCAATCGCAACCGAAAGCCTTGTTGAATGGACTGAAAATGACGGTGCAACAATCACAGAATTTCTTGAAAATTTACAATTGCAGTTTGCAGATGTGTTTAACTTTATCGGTCAGATTTTCGGAGATATCGGAACAATTATCAGCGAATGGTGGAACGGCAACGGACAGCAGATTTTTCAGAATGTCTGCAATATGTTTACCAATATCGGCACAACCCTGATGAATGTTTACAATCAATGGATTAAGCCTGCGTGGGATTTTATCGTAGCAATCGTAAAGTCAGCTTGGGAAAACTGGCTGAAGCCTGTTTTTGAAGGTGCAATAAACTTCTTCGGCAAGGTTGCAGACTGTGTTTCAACCGTGTGGAATAACTTCCTGTCACCGTTTGTAAACTGGCTTGTCAGCTTTTGGGGACCTATATTTCAGAATGTTTTCAATGCCGTAAAAAGAGTGTTTGATAATGTGTTTACATTTATCGGTGGGTTGGTTACCTCTATACAGAAAACATTCGGCGGTCTAATTGACTTCATTACAGGTGTTTTCTCAGGCGATTGGAACAAAGCATGGCAGGGTATCTACGACTTCTTCAAAGGTATTTGGGACGGCATTTGCGCCGTGTTTAAGTTCATTATAAACGCAATCATTGACGGCATAAATGCGTTGTGGACGGGTATTTATAACTTTGTTTCGGGCGTTGTTAATTCAATCGGCGGAATAGCCGGTATTATCGGAGTGGCTTTTGGACAGGATTGGAGCTTTTCAATGCCTGAAAATCCGCCTCTCATTCCGAGATTTGAAGAACCCACGGAATCACCGGCACGAAAATTTGCAAAAGGCGGTATTGTTAAAGCTCCGACACTTGCGGTTGTCGGCGATAACGCAGGCGCTAACAGCGGTAACCCTGAGGTTATTTCTCCTCTTAACAAGTTACAGGGTATGCTCGACAATTCGGGCGGTCAGGATACAGTGATTCTCACACAAATTCTTGACCTGCTTAAACGCATTTATGAAATGTTCATTATCTTTCGCAATAACGGCGGCAACACTTATTCATTTACTGCCGAGCTTGAGGGTTCAACGCTTTTTGAAGAAATGATAAGACAGGATGAGCTTTACAGACGCAGACACAACGGTAAATCCGCATTTGCATAAAAGGGGGGATGATATGTCAAATTATAACGGCTATTTGCTTAAATTCGGCAACAACATAATGCCGAATAAGTACATTACCGCATTTTCATCAACTCCGAATCAGCGACTTGAAACTTCTGCGGAACGAGATCAGAACGGTACGCTTCAAAGGGCAACGCTGCCAAATTACAAAACAAAAATTTCGTTTTCAACTCACATTCTTCATCTTGACGAAAAGATTGATTTTCAGTCGATTATCAACCGCTCAATGGCGAATAAGTTACAGAGGAAGTGCAGGGTAACTTATTGGAACGATGAAACGAACAGCTATTACACCTCTTATTTTTATATTCCCGATATTGAATATACCGTAATGGATGCCGAAAAGAATGATATAACCTATCAGCCGATTACTGTTGAGCTGATTGAGTATTAAGGGGTGATTCTTAAAAATGCTTGTATCTAAAGAAATTGCTGATAAGCTGAAAACAAACACACTTTACAACACCGTTGCCCTGCATTCTCCTGACGGCAGTTTTGAGGATATAACAGGTGAAAGTATCGTGCTTGACAGCTTTTCGCTTGAAAATGAAATCGTTGAAAAAGAATTGAAATTCGGCGGTTGCATAGCCTCTGAAATGAGTGTGAAACTCATTGATTATGATTGCTCGGCTTTGATAGGAAAGACGGTACAGGTCATCATAACGGCAACATATCTTGAACCGGAGCTGTATCCGTCAGATGATTTGTACCCGTCAAATACTCTTATTTGTCCTGCCGAAACAGGAACGGTTGAATGTCCTGTTTTCTACGGTAAAATTCAGTCGGCTCAAAGAGATAAAAAACAGCGTAACATCGTCAAAATCATAGCCTATGACGCTTTTTATGATATGTCAAAGGTGGATGTGTCTTTGTGGTTTGCAGGCAAAGAGAACGAGGACGGCAGTTTTGCTTATGGTTATGCGCACTATCAAAAAGACGATAATTTTAAGAGCTTTTATTCAATAATCGCAGAATTTGCCAAAGATTATGCAATTACAGGGGTTTCACCGCCGAGCTTATCTGTCTTTAGTGTACCGCTGAAATTTGATGATACCTGCGTGGAAAAGGTTATAAAGGACATTACCTTGTCAGATTTAATCCAAGCTTATGCAGAATTAACTTTGAGCTTTGCCGTTATAGATGCCGACGGAAAAATGCGTTTTAAAAGGTTGTATTCTCAATCTTCCGTTGAAACAATCGATTCGTACAAAGATTTATCCTTTGAAGATTACGAACTTGAGCCTATCCGTATGTACAGTGCTAAGTTTGCTGATAGAAAAGCGTTTTTGTATGGCAACAGTAACGATTTTTCGTGGTATATTTCCGATAACATTTTGATGAGGTGCAGAACAACAGCAAGTGATATCGGCACAAAATATAATTCTGTTAATTTTTTTGGTGATGTATATAAATACCGCCCGACAAAAATTAAGCTGTTTTCGTATTGGTGGCTTGAGGCAGGCGATAAGTACACAATTAAAACTCCGTTTGAAGATTTGCCGACAATCGAAACATTTGTGTTCAATAAGAAAATGGACGGATTTATAACTGCCCTCACATCAAAGGGTGAAAAACGATTAGGAAAGGAAGTAAAAGAAAATGAACAAATACAATAAAATTGTCTTTGTGAACGGCTCTGCTCCGCCCCTCAATGCCGACAACCTCAACCATATGGACGAGGGGATTGAACGGGCAACAGACGGAGCAATTGCACTTGAAACCGAAATAGCCACGGCAAGAGGCAGTTCTAATTCACTTGGAGCAAGGCTTGATACGGTTGACGCAAATCTTGCAAACAAAGCTAATAAAGCGACAACACTCGCAGGGTACGGAATTACGGACGCATATACACGAGAAGAAACAGATAAAAAACTTGCCCAAAAGCTCAATTCAATGCCGTTCGACAGCGAACCAAAAAATAACAGCCCGTGTTACCTCACAAGCGGTACGGTTTACAATGCTCTGCTTGTGAAAGCAGATAAAACCGCCTTGGCGACTAAATACGATTCGTCAAATATCGAACTCGGCACAGCTACTCTTACTCCGTACTCTA